AAGTTCTAAAGACCTACGAAGGACTTCATCACGACCTTGCTAACGCCGTTCGAACGGCGTTTGAACGGCGTTTGAACTCTGGAACTGGAACTGGAACTGGAACTGGAACTGGAACTGGAACTGGAACTGGAACAAGTACGTTAGCCCGAAACGAAAACTCGAAACCAGAGCGAAAGCCACCAAAAGTAATCGCATTCGATCATGACACCGGATCGTTTTCAGGAATTGAAGACGCAGACCTAGCATTGTGGCGTGAGGCAAATCCGGCCATTGACGTGGAACGCGAGATAAAGGCGGCCGCGGTATGGCTTAAAGCCAACCCGAAAAACCGGAAAAAAAACAACGAGCGCTTCTTGGTTAACTGGCTATCCAGATCGCAAGAGAAAGCTCCAGGCACCGGCGGTAAACGCGGCAAGGCTGAACCTGACTGGATAGCCGAGGCGAGAAAACGAAAGGAGGCCGATGAACAGACAGGAATTTGACGGCGCCATACTAGGATTAATCGACAGCTTTGACCACGACCAGGCAAAGCGCCAGGCAGATGATTGGTTTAAACGAATGCGGCGGCGCAAGGTCAAGATTGAGGAACTTAAAGAGGCCATCGATCGGGTATGCGATGTTTTCCGGGGCAGATGGCCCAACTACTCAGACCTTATTCAGACCATCGGACAACTGCGCCTCGAAGCTCGTGACCGGCAAAAATCAAAAGAAATGCAGACCGATGACCGCGGCGGCGCGCCGGTCGACATCAGCAAATATGCCAAGAAGGCACTGGAAGCGATGCGCAAATAACGCGACTTGGCGATCGAAAGGATCCACATGGATAAAACAGTTAACCCCGGAGGCGAAGACGACATGACAATCCAGGTCCCCGGACACCCGCCGGTAAAAACGAACCTGCCAAAACTGCAGGCGGCCGTCGAGGCCATCAAGGCCCAGCAGCTCCCGTTATTCGAGGGCGAAAAGGTGTTCGCCATGATCGGCAAACTGAAAGCCGCCGGGATCGAGCTAGACAAAGACAGCGGGATCCCAAAGATACGGGAAGAGCGCCGATTTATTGTGACGGCGCAAGTCTGCGGCATCGGCCACGACCTTATCAAAGGAATCCTGATCCGGGCCGTTCATTTCGAGATTATCAAAGCCGAGGAACTGGTCTAGAGTGCCGATCCTACCCGAAAACCGCGATCGCTATCCGGAAAATTGGCCACAGATCAGGGGAGAAATTTTAGCGCGAGCAGGCGAAACGGGAGAAGGGGAAGAGCGGGAAGAGGCCCGATGCGAATGGTGCGGGGCCGAGAATCGTAAACCACATCCGGTCACCGGATCGATGGTCGTGCTGACGATCGCCCACCTGGACCACCAGCCGGAAAACTGCGATCCGACGAACCTGCGGGCGCTCTGCCAGAAATGCCACAACGGATATGACGTGCGCCATCGGCGATCGACGCGGGCGCGAAACCGGGTAGCTGCCGGACAGATGGAGTTGATTAATGGACAAGCAAACATTTAGCAAGCCGGACACCTGTAAAAAAGAGCAGACGTGCACCGCCTGCCGCGGCTTTATCGCAAAAGGGTGCCCGCTCCACCAGGAATATCTGGCATGGAAAGCAGACGATAATGTGGGCCTAATGGTCTTCGGGAACGCGCCGCCGGCCGAGCCTTCTGCTGCGGTTAAAACCCTGACAGATTATGACGAGGTCCGCCGGGCCCACGGCCTGGAGCCAAACCTAAGAGAGGATGCGAAAAGAGACATGGAGCAGAAAGACACCGACACAACGGATAACCCGCCATTTATGGTCGAGGTCCCGGTCACGATCATGAGAATCAACGGCGAGACAAGCACCAAAATTTATATCACGGCGCCGACAGGCGAAGAGGCGGGCAAGCTGATGAAATTCATCGGCATACCCACGATGCTCGCGATGCGCGAACTGACGCCCGGCGAAGCAATGCGGCTCGCGACCGATGAGATTAGCCCGGCCAGAACGCACGGGCCCAGGCCGGAGTGAAGCTCGCGGCCGTCGACCCGGGACTGGCCACAACGGGCCTCGCCGTCTTGCTGGGTGATCAGGTTATCGCCCACCAGACCATCCGCCGCGGCAAAAAAGAGATCAGCGCCGCGGTGATGAAAAAGACGATCGCCTGGCTGGATGGACAGCGCCCGGACATCGTGGTGATCGAGGGATATTTCCCGGAAGGATGGCGGCAGACGCAACCACTTCAAGCCCATGCAATGTCGGCATTCGTCTGCGAGCTGACGATCCGGATATGCGCCCTGGGTCTGCCTTATTTTATCGTTCATCAGCAGGACCGGATGGTGATCCCGGAGATCGTGGCCAAGATGTCTCTCGGCGGCGATAAGGTCAGCGAGCACGTGGTCGACGCGATCCGTCACGCGATCGCGGCGAAAATGACGGCGACAAGCATACTCCAAGAGAGGAAGAAAGGAGCGCTATGAGGGAACGGAAGTTTAGAGCCCTGAAAAACGGAGTCTGGCACACCCTGGACCTTACTAATAGCCGGAGCTGGTCCAGGAAACTACTCAGGCTAATGACTGAAAGCAATACCTTTATCGACTTCGAAACGCCCATGCTGGAGTTCACGGGCTCAAGGGACAAAAAAGGCCAGGCGGTTTATGAGGGCCATATCGTCAAGGACAAATACACCACATTTAAAGTCGAGTTCAAGTGGGGCGGCTGGCGCTTAGAGCGAATCAAGGGCCCCCGCGGATTCCCGGCATTTTACGATCGCATCGCCAGCCTGGAAGTCATCGGCAATATCTACCAAAACCCCGAACTACTGGAGGGCGGAAGTGGATAAAAAAGAGCGCGCAATGCTGGCCGTTTACCTTTGTCTCGCCGGCGCCCTGATCGTGATCCTCATAGGCGTAACGTCCGGGATCATCACCGTGACCACGGCCGTCAAGGCAAGCCAGACCAAGCTCGAGCGCCTGCAGTTCGAAAACCGGGCGCTCAGGGCTGAAAAGGCGGCACAGGACAGAGCGAGCGCGATCACGACAAAAACGATCGAGGCCAGAGTAAACGAGATTCTGAACGACATTATTGTCGAGAAAGATAAAGGGAAGCGGTGAGCGTCGATCAAAAAAAACTGATACCGCGCAAGAACGGCAAGACCGGAATATCTAGCGCGATCGCCGAGGAGGAAGTCGCCGCGGCGCTCCGAAGAATGTGTCAGGATCGCGGGCATCATGAGTACGAGACGGTCCTGATCTGCCGGCACTGCAGAGCATTGGCGGAAATGCCAAAACAAGCAAGGGCCGCGAATCGCAAGCAGCGAAGGCGGAAGAGATGATCGGGCCTATATTTATGGTATGCCCACCCGTGAAGGCGACCTATATGATGATCGGCTTATATCTTAGGCCCGGGAACATGCTCGAAATCAATCAGAATTACCCGGTCAAATTGCCCTGCGGGAAACGGGCCGCCTTCCATGCGCTGATCGGAAAGAATTGATGCAAAAACCGAGGATCGGCCCGCCGCCAAGCAAGGCCGAGCTCGACGCAGCGCGACTAGCCTCCATCGCCGCCTTTGCCGCGGCCGACAAGGCCCAACGGGCCTATTTGTCGTTAATAGAGCGGGCGAGATTCGACGTGGAAAGCAAGACACAGTTTTTGTTTAGAGAGACAATGCAGGAAAAGCCAAGGAGCGGCAGTTGAGCAAAAACCTAAGAGATGTAGACCTCATAGAATATCCAGAAATAAGCCTAGCGCTCTCGGTCCTAGAGACGCTCAAGCACGTGGCAACCCACGGCTGGCCTCATGCGGTCGATTCCGATGGCCAGCCCACACAAAAAGGCAAAAGAGCAAGCCATGCCATCGCCTATGATCCAGCAGCGGTATCCCGATTGCGGATATTCGAGCAGGAACTGAAGGACCTGGCCGCAGATGCTATGGATTGGCTGGGCGATCGCGAGAATGAGGTGGTGGGCTGCGAATATGAGAAATCCCAAAAAGCGGCCGACTGCACACAAGGGTATCGACCGTGCGGATTCTTGACCGGCGATGGGCGATGCCGGCTGGGGAGAAAATGATGATAGGGACGCTCAGACAACGCATCAACGGTCCGTGCATCGCGTACATACAAGGGATGATTACCGAGGGAGAACTGCAATCCGACATAAATGATATCCGCACAGAGCATGGATTCCCTGCGCTTACCGAAGAACAATGGGCAGCCTATCTTGACAACATAAAAACAAGAATGGATAATATTGGCGATTAATACGTTTACCAACTCTAAAAACCGTCAGCGGGCCCCAATCTCCGGGGCCTTTTTTAATGCCTATGAAAATAGCCGAGCGCAAAGTCTATGAGGCCGTCTACCGCCGAGCCACTCGCCAAGACGAAGACGGAACCGATTACCTGGCCTGCGAGAGATGCGGTCATAATGGGACCAAGTACCGCCTCGAGATGGCACATGAGGTCTTCACGGGCCAAGGCGGAGAGACCACCGAAGAGAACGTGCGCCTCTGGTGCTACAAGTGCCACAGGGAAAACGACCACGGAGAACGGGTATGCTAAAAACCCAGGACCGGCCAGCCGTCATCGTTATTTGCGGCTCCCCCGGCTGTGGGAAAACCACCTACGTCAAGAGACACGCCAAGCCCGGCGACCTAATCCTGGATAGAGATGCGATCTGGCAGGCGCTAACAGGGCAGCCTTACTACTATTCACCGGAGGCCCTGGCCCCTTTTGTGGCGGCGGCCTGGGATGGCATTCTAGTTAGACTTGAGCAACCATCAAGCATCTATCGTGCATGGATCGTGGTCGGCGCTCCACGGCCAGAACAAAGGCAAGAATTAGCCGATCGACTAGGCGCTAAGATAATTCTTATCGACGCACACAAGCAAGAATGCTACGACCATATAGGCAGGGATGCACGCCGATCGCAAAACGCCGGCGCCTGGCAAGAGATCGTGAATAGGTGGTTTAAAAATTATGAGGCGCGAGAGGGCGACGTGCTAATCAAGCCAGAGTAGACATGCCCATAAAAGCCAAGAAGCCGTGCCCGAGCCCGAGATGCCCGAACCTGACGACCGGCGGTTTTTGTCTGGACCACCAGAAAAAAACCGAGCGCGTCTACGATTGGAATTGGGCGAAGTATTCCAAGGCCTATCTGGTTGCCAACCCATGGTGCAGTTGCGGCAGACCAAGCGTGGCGACCGATCATATCAAGCCAGTCGCGAGAGGCGGATCAATGTGGGATCCGACCAACCACCAGCCGCTCTGCAAGGCGTGCCATAACAAGAAGACAGCGGCCGAGAGAGACTAAAAGCCCCACTAAAAGCGGTGCCTGAGATTAGCCAAAAAGCAGGGCAAAGTGTCGCGTGTGCCCACAGGCATTTAACGCTATCAACCTAAATGCATGAAGGGGGGGTATCTGGCCCGCTGACCTGCGGCTTTGCCGGACCCGCTTCCTCTCGCGTTTAAATTCGCAAGTTAGCGTAGGGGGGGTGGGAGGCCAGCCCTAAGATATGGACATCCAAACCATCGCCATAAACAAGGTCCACCCGGCGCCCTACAATCCCCGGATTGAGCTCAAGCCCGGAGACCCCGAGTACGATAGGCTTGCCCAGGTCATAGCGGAATTTGATCTAGTCGAGCCGCTCGTCTGGAACGAGCAAACCGGCAACCTTGTCAGCGGCCACCAGAGGCTCAAGATACTAAAGGCCCGCGGCGATAAGACCGTAAAAGTGTCCGTAATTAACGTCGATTTAGAGCGCGAAAAGGCCCTAAACGTGGCGCTCAATAAGACCGGCGGCGATTGGGACCTCGAGCAACTCGCTTACGTGCTCGCCGACATCGAGGCGGCGATGGATCCCGAGCTAACCGGATTCAGCATAATGGAGATCGCCGACATCGCGGCCATCGCTAACCACACCGGAAGCATGGCGGAATACGCCGCCCTGATCGACGCGCCGGTAAAGCGGCAAATGGGCGAGGTCAGCAAAGAGATCGTGACCGTCACGCTCCGGGCGAGCAAGGGAATCATCACCCGGGAAATCGAAGCCGATATCCGGGCCCGGTACGCTCACAAGGGAATCGCGATCGAGAGCACCCGGGCGCCGAAATGACCAAGGGCGTCTATGAGCGCTGCGGGCCGGAGCAACTCCAAAGCCGGCGCCGGCTCCTCGAGCGCCTGCAGCGTGAAACCTGGGGCGTGAAGCTGGCCGTCACCCAGGACATCATAAAGCGCAGCCTCGCGATCGGTCCGCCCGCCTTGCTTTACAGCGGCGGCCGGGATTCCACCGTGCTCCTGCACCTGGTGGCAGGTTTTCTGACGCAGAAACCCCACCAGAAACCCGCCGGCCAAAACCAGACCGCCCCGAAATTGATCGTGATGCACAATAACACGACGCTCGGGCGGCCAGGGGCCCTCGATTGGGCCCGATCCTTTGTTGATAAAACGTCAAAAGCGGCCAAACCGGCCGAGATAACCTACATCGAGACGACGGTCGACGAGGACCCGATCGCGATGTGGGACCGAACCGGATATTATCCCGTGCTCAGCAAGCGCGGATTTACGAAATATAAGCGGGCGATCCCGGGCCTTCGGGTCAGCCCGGTCCAGTGCTGCTACCAACTGAAAGAGAAATATGCCAACGCGGTGCTCCGGACCTTTCGGATCCGCGTCGTGTTTTGGGGAAATCGGGCCGACGAAAGCCAGCGCCGGACATTCGGGATGCTCGACAACGGCATGCTTTTTAAGCCGAAGAAATATCGCTGGTACCAGAGCTACCCACTGGCGCATTGGACCGATGCCGACATCGACAGTTACCTAAAAGGAAACAATATCGAGTACCCGCCGGCGGCGAGCCTCGAGACGGGCTGCCTGCCGTGCTGCACCGACATCACGATGCTGCCAAACAACAGCAGCCGGCTATTTAGCCAGGACCGGCCGACCTGGGAGCGATACATGCGTGCCGGCATCGGCGCCCACCGCGTGATGTGCGGCGACGCCACCAGCGCGGATCATATGGAAAAACTCATGGGCGGGAAGAAAGCGGAGATCGTCTTCACGGACCCGCCCTATGGCGTAAGTTATGACAGCAAAGCCGGCCACGGAATAATTAAGAACGACGGCAAGCGCGATGACGACCTCTTTAAAATGCTGACGGCCGCGCTCACGCTCGCCGGCTCCGTGACCACAGACACCGCGGCCTTTTATATTTGGCACGCGAGCGCAACGCGCCGGGAATTCGAGGACGCGATCATGGCCGCCGGCCTGCTCGAGAAGCAATACATCATCTGGGCTAAGCCCAGTTTCGTCCTCGGGCGCGCGCATTATCACTGGCAGCATGAGCCCTGTTTTTATTGCGAGAAAGCCGGCCAGAGCGCGGAGTGGTTAGGCGATCGGTCACAAGGGACCATCTGGCACGTTACCGCCCGGAGCGAGAGCGGCGATCGGATGGGGTCAGTCTGGCTAATGGTATTCGAATAACAACCGGCGAAGGCAACGAGCTCTACCTCGCGCCCAAAGCACCGAAAAACAAGAAGCTCCGGACGCTGCGGTTAAAAGCCGGCGACGGCTTAGTGATCACGCCGCCGGCGAAGACCACAGACCTATGGGAAGTGGAAAACGACACGGGAAAATATGATCACCCGACCCAAAAACCCGTGGCCCTTTCTTATAAGGCGCTCAAGAATTCAAGCGGCGCCGGCGCGATCGCGCTCGATATGTTTGGAGGCAGCGGATCGACGCTCGTCGGCGCCGACCATCTCGGCCGCCGCGCCCGGATCATGGAGCTCGACCCCAAGTATGTCGACGTAATTGTCCGGAGATACGCAAAACTGAAAGGCTTGCCAGACGACTGGTGGCCGGAGGCGACGAATGAAACCAGGACCGAAACCGCAGCCGACGCACTTAACGCTGCTCAAGAACAACCCGGGCCACCGGCCGATCAACGACAAGGAGCCGAAACCAAGGCCGATCGCGCCAAAGTGCCCGTCGTGGCTCCATAAATATGCCAAGACAGAATGGAGGGTCAGGGCTAAACAGCTCGACGCCCTCGGCCTTTTAACGGAAATCGACGGCACAGCCTTCGCGGCCTATTGCCAGAAGTATGCCGAGTGGAGAGAGGCAACCGAATTTTTGATTGCGAAGGGTACCGTCTTCCCGATCAGACACCCATCCCCCGGCCTCGATGAGAACGGTAAACCGATCCTGGGCGGAATTAAATATCTGCAGCAGGTGCCCCAGGTGGCCATCGCAAGCAAAGCCCTGGCTCATATGCGGGCCTTTTTGCAGGAGTTCGGCATGACACCATCAGCGCGAACTGGCCTATCGGTACCGGAAAAAGAGATAGGCAATGACAACATCTTCGATACCTAAGCCGCTTTTCGTCTCTCCGGTACCGGATTATGTGCCCGGGGCATGGTTTGACACGGCGGCGGTCGAAAGGTTCTTGGAATTTTCCAGTAAATGCCGCCACATCAAGGGCAAGTGGGCGGGATCCCCTTTCGAGTGGGAGCCCTGGCAGATTGAATATTACGTCGCGCCGGTCTTCGGATGGAAACACCCGGACGGGACGCGGATCATCAAGACGGTTTATATCGAGGAACCGCGGAAGAATGGCAAGACCACCGCGGCCAGCGTCACGGCGCTCTATCTCTTATCAGCCGATCGGGAGCCCGGCGCCGAGGTTGTGGCGGGGGCAACAAAGAAAGACCAGGCCAAGCAATGCTTTGACCCGGCGGCCAAGATGGTCGAGGCCTCCAAACCGCTATCGAAGCGGCTGACGGTTTACAAAGGCGCGATCGTTTATCAGGCCACGGACAGCAGTTTTAAAGTCATCACGGCCGATGCCAAGTACGAACAAGGCCTGAATATTCACGGCGCGATCATCGACGAGCTGCACGCGCACAGCAACCGGGACTTCCTGGATGTCATCGAGACCGCCACCGGCTCGCGAGAACAGCCGCTGATCGTGATTATCACCACCGCCGGCACCGAGGAAAGCACGGTCTGCTGGGAGAAACATGAATATGCCCGGAAATGCGCCGAGCGGATCATCGAGGATCCGACCTTTTGGGGCGTGATTTACGGGGCGGAAGAAACCGACGACTGGACGGACGAGAAAACCTGGGAGAAAGCCAACCCGAATATCGATGTAAGCATCAAGCGCGACTACCTCCGACAGATGTGCAAGCGGGCGCAAGACACGCCGGCGGCCGAGAATGCCTTTAAAAGATACCACCTGAATATCTGGACCAAGCAGGTGACGCGCTGGATCCCGCTAAACGCCTGGGATAAGTGCGTCGGCATTGTCGACCAGATCAAATTGAAGGGCCGGCTTTGCTTCGCCGGCCTTGATTTGTCGTCGACCACCGACCTCACCGCTTTTATAAAGCTTTTTCCGCCAGAGAGCGAAGACGAACTGCTCAAGGTCGTCTGCAGATTCTGGATGCCGGAGGACAGGGTCGCGGAGCTCGTGAAGACCGGAATCAACTACGACGTCTGGGTCCGGAATGGATTTATCAAGGCGACGCCCGGCAATGTCGTCGACTATCGGATCGTCAGAAACGACATCCTACAGGACAACCAGGACTATCTCTTAAAAGAAGTCGCCTACGACAAGTGGGGCGCCACCCAGATGAGCCAAGACCTCGCCGACGAGGGCATCGAGATGGTGGAGATGGGCCAGGGATATGCAAACCTTTCAGGACCCTCTAAAGAATTCGAGCGCCTGGTCTTGGGAGCCAAATTAAACCACGGCGGCAACCCGGTCCTGCGCTGGATGGTCGATTGTGTGACCGCCAAGCAAGACCCGGCCGGCAATATAAAGCCGGTCAAGCCGGATCGCCGGACATCAGCAAAGAGAATCGATGGCGTGGTCGGGCTGATTATGGCGCTCGATCGAGCCATCCGGAACGAGAAAACCGCGGACGTATGGAGCAGTCAATGGTAAAAGGAACACGATATGCCTAGATTTCTCGCCCGGATATTTTACGCCCTGCGCGGAAAGCGTCGGGTCCGACTTCATTTGATCAACGACGGCCCAAGCTTAGGGGGAATTCTTCTCGGCCGCTGGGCCGGCCATTATATTTTAATGATCCCGCAGCTGATGAGCGAACCCGATCAAGCGATCGCGCTTGAGGGGCTGGTTGAAGTGCCGGCCGAAAAAGTCCTGTTTGTCCAGGTGATCGTATGATTCTAGCGACCAGACACGGCGATCGGCACCAGCGAAGCGTTACCTTATCGTCAGAATTGATGGCGGCTATACGCGGGCAAGGATTTGGGTCCACGGCAGGCATGATCGTCAATAACCGGACGGCCCCCGGGATCCCTGCATTTCATGCGGCCGTGACTTTTGCCGCCCAATCAGTCGCCTGCTTAACAATGGGCGTCTGGCGCGGCGAAGGTCCCATCAAGGAGCGCCTAAACAATCTCTGGCAATCCCGGCTTTTTCGCGGACAGCCAAACCCCGATCAATCCGCTTTTACTTTTTGGGAGATAGTCGAGGCCTCCCTGACGGCCAGAAATAACGCGTATATCTGGAAGACAAAGGGCGCCGACGGCAAGATTCTCATGCACTGGGCCCTGCATCCAGACCAAGTGACCTCCCCGCGGGGCACCCATGAATATTACGTGACGTTCAACCAGGGATATCCGACGCCCTGGGAGGTCGAAGGCCTCGGTACCGTCCAGGTAGATCGATCGACATTATTGCATATTCGCGGCCGCGGCGGTCTGGGCGAGACAATAGCGCCATCGCCGGTTAAATTATTCGCCAGCGCTCTCGGCCTGTCATTAGCAAAACAAGAACATGAGGCCAGCCTCTATGCCCGCGGCGCCTCCGGCGGATTGGCCGTCATATTTCCTAAAGACGTCAAAAAAGACCAAGCGGATGAATGGCAAGAAGGGTTCGATGCCGGACATGCCGGCCCGGGGAACACCGGCAAAACCAAGGTCGTCGGCGGCGGCGCGACGCTGCAGGTGATCGGGATGACTCAAGCTGACGCGCAATTTGCTCAGTCGGTCGACCTTTCGGTTTTAGACGTCTCCCGGATCACGAACGTGCCCGTCTGGTTTCTTGGCATATCCGACAAAACCAGCAAGCCCCAGACCCCCGAGCACGAACAACGACGCTGGATGTATCACGGATTCGGACCCAGGCTGAGCCGAATTGAGTCCGCCTTCACCTCCGATCCCGATTATTTCCCGGACTATCGGGTCTTCCCGGGATTTGACGTAACCGGATTAATCCGCGGGGACCTGGCGACGGAGGCCGACATCCAGGTGCGAAAAGTCCAAGCCGGCATCTGGCTGCCGGATGAAGCGCGAGCGATGGATAGCCTGCGGCCATACCCGGACGGCATAGGCCAAATTCCACAGGTAACCCCGGTCGGCGGAGCTCCAAACGATAAGCCGATCGTGAATACAAATATCGACAATACTGGAGACTGACAGGAGGCAAACATGCCTGAAAAAGAGCTAGAGAACCTGGACCCGGAAACTATCCGGGCCTTTTTTGTTGGCGAAACCCGGACAAGGGTCAAGCCATTAACCGGCCTCGAGTGGCGGGAATCCGGCAGCGGCGACGGCAGCCGTTACCTCTCCGGCCATGCGGCGGTCTTCAACGAAAGAACCGTCCTTTATGAAGGGTCCGGATTTCGGATCACAGAGGCGATCGACCCCGGCTTTTTTGACGACGTTCTCGCGGATAAGCCGGATTGCCACTTCAACATGGGCCATGACATGAATACGGCCATGGCTCGCACCGGCATCGCCGGCATCGGCGGCCTCGAATTGGCCTGCGATCTTATGGGCCTGCGGATAGCGGCCCGGCTATCGTCAAGCGATCCGGACGTCCTGCGCTTAGCCAGCAAAATGGACCTCGGGATCATGGATCAGATGAGCTTCGCCTTTTCCGTGGCCAAAGAAAGCATGACCGTCGTCACCGATGAGGACGCCGGCGTAACTTCCTATGATTACACGCTCCTAAAATGCCGGGCGCTCTCTGACGTCTGCGTCTGCGCCCAGGGCGCGTATTCCACAACCGAGGCCGCCTTGCGGTCATTTCTAAAAGAGACTTCCGGGATCGGCTCTCACATCCGTGAGGTCGCCCGTGAAACGGCGGAGGGCGCGGCGGCAACGCCGGTCCCCGTTAAGGATGACGGCGCCGACGAAAGTCGGGTCGAGCATCAAATAGCCATCATGACAGAGCTAGTCACGCTGGCGACAAGTCAACATCCAACAACGAAAGAGGAACCATGCCTGACAACGAAAAAATCCAAAAGCTGATCCAGGAAAGGAAAAAGCAGTATAACGACGCGTGCGTCGAAGTCCAACGCGCCGGCGGCATCTTCCTGGACCTGGCGGAAGGTACGACCGACGAAGCCCGGGGCGCAGCCTTTACGGACTGCGAAACGGCCAAGCACACCGCCGAGCGGGCCAAGGCTGCGCTCGCCGAGGCGGAAAGCATCCGCGCCGCCGGTGAAAACTTCACGGTTGTGCCCGCCGACGATCCCAACAACCTCGGGATGGACGAGAAAGACCTCCGCAAATATAGCCTGCTTCGGGCTATAAACGCGCAAGCCAATAAGGACTGGCGCGGGGCGGAGCTGGAAAAAGAGGCCAGCGACGAGATCGGCAAGAGATCGAAGCGCGAAGCCCGCGGTTTTTGGGTGCCCGCTGAGGTCCAACAGCGCGATCTGAACCTCGGCAGTCCCACCGCCGGCGGATATACCGTCCAGACCACGGTCGACGCGGCGAATTTCATCGACATTCTGCGGAACAAGATGATCGTCAAGCAGATGGGGGCGCAAGTCTGGAGCGGTCTCGTCGGAAACCTGTCGGTACCCAAGCAAAATGCGGCCGGTCGGGCTTACTGGGTGGCTGAAGGCGGCAGCCTTACTGAGAGCCAACAGACGCTGGGCCAGGTTCCGTTGGTCGCTAAGACGCTCGGAGCGTACACCGACCTGACCCGCCAGCTCTTAATCCAAAGTTCGATCGACGTAGAGAACTTTGTCAAAAGAGACCTGGCGGCCGTGCTGGCGCTGGCGATCGATCTCGCGGCGCTGCATGGCCTGGGGGCCAGCAATCAGCCCAAAGGCGTGACGGAGCAGGACGATGTGAACACCGTCGAGGCCGATATCGATGCCCTGACTTGGCCCGACATCGTCGAGCTCGAGACGCAGGTGGCCCTCGACAACGCCGACCTCGGCGCGTTGGCCTACATCTGCGACGCGGCCACCAGGGGTCTCCTGAAGACGACCGAGAAATCCTCGGGGTATCCGGTCTTCATCTGGAACGACAGCAACAACACCACGCCGCTCAACGGCTATCCGTGCGGTTGCACAAACCAGGCCGAGACCCTGATGTTCGGCAATTGGAACGACGTGATCATCGGCCAGTGGAGCGGGCTCGACATGCTTGTCGATCCGTACACGCTCGGCAAGAGCGGCGGCGTCCGTACGATCGTATTTCAGGACGTCGACGTCGCGGTAAGACGCGGCCAGAGCTTCTCGATGATCGTGCCGGACCTGAGCGCGTAGTCCCTACCAACAACCCGGGATCCCCTCATCTGAGGGGATCCTCGTTATTGGCAGCGACCGAAAGGATTTATAGATGGAATATCGGTTAGTACAGGGGCAATATATACGCCGGACCCGATTCAGAACCGGCGACGTGTTCAAGCCGACGCCCGGGGAAATCAGAGTGCTGGGCAAACGCCTAGTCAAAGTCGGGGATGAAGGCGCGGCGGAAACACCGCCGGAGAAGCCACTGTATCGCACCTCCGGACGCAACCCCTACCAAGACGTGTGGTTGAAGGGCAAGACCGTCGCTAAGGGCCAGAGGGACTGCGAGAAACGCTACAGCGTGATCGCCGAGAGCCTTAAAGACCTCCCCCGGGAATTTACCGTCCTCGACATTGGCGCGGCACAAGGATATTTCAGCTTTCGTCTCGCTAACGATTTTGGAGCCGCCTGCACCTTAATCGACCGAGACGAATGTCTCCTTAACATTATCGCAGCGAACGGCTTTAAGAATATGCGCGGCATTAATAGGTCGCTAAACGCCCGGCAAATCGCCGAGATCGTGCGGGCCGAAAAATACGATGTGATCCTAGCGCTCAGCGTGGTCCACAACGTAAACGAATGGCAGCCGATCGCCGACGCGCTCCTGGAGGCCACCCGAAAAGGGACCATAGCCTTTATCGAGACGCCGACCGGCGGCGAAATCAGGACCATCAACGTCCGCTGGGCCGACGCGATCCTCGAGCACTTAAACCAAGAGCATAATGCCGTGATCAGTAAGACCCTGGACCGGGATAAGGTGGCCGAGCGGCCGCTCAAGAGATACCCGCCGGGGCCATGCATCGGGACACCGATCGATGGCACCGGCGGGGCCCGGAAACACACCGAACTGTGGGCGCCGCATTTGAGACGAGCCACCGGCCAAACAATGGCCGCCGGGACCCTGAATATCAGACTGGCGAACGATCTGATTTTGTCTCGCGACAAGGCCGCCTCGTTTCCGATCCAGGGCGGTAAATTCTATCTCTGGCCGTGCACGCTAAACGGATATGAGTGCTGGATAGCCAAGCCCCCGCATTCGCGCTGGTCGGATGACGTGCCCGAAATCATGGCCGACGTTAACCTCCGGGAGCACTTAAGCCTAAAGAATGGTGACCAGGTGACGCTCGAGCTCAGGGAAATGCCGGCAAATCTGCCGGCAAATCTGGGTATCGTGCAGGTCGGCCTGGGCAAAACCAGCAAACAACTTACCAAATACGCCAAAAAGGTCGCGGAGGTCTTAGGATATGAGCCCTTTCCGGGATCCTTGAACGTGCGCCTCGATGCCGGAATTGAACTAGACCGGGCGGAACTCGTGGTCGACAGCGAATGGGGCCCGTATCGATTCTACCCAGCGAAGATAAATGGCCACGATTGCCATTATATGCGGCCGCCACTCTCGAAGAACGGGCCACAAGACGCTGAATTTGTATCGGATATATGCTTAAGAAAGCACTTTGAACTTAGCGACGGCGATCAAGTCAACGCCGACGTCCCCCGGGCGGATGAAACCAGCAAGCCGCTGGATGTGGCGATCGTGACCTCCTTATACGGGGACTATGGGAAATTCCTGCCGGCTTGGACGCGCTCGATATGCCAGAGCAACCGAAAGCCCAGCCGGGTCACGGTCGTGATTTCGGGACCGACAGAGAACGACGCTCCCGGCATTTGGGACAAGCAATGTGTGCCGCCGCTCGAGGCGGCCGGGATCCCGTGGAGACTGGCGACCCTGCCCGAGCACCAGAGCATGGGCCGGGCCCGGAACGTCGCGGTAGCCATCACCCAAGCCGAGTGGATCCAATACCTTGACGTAGACGATCAGAACCTACCGACCTGCCTCGATGACGTCGCGGAACTCGCGCCGGCCGCCGACGTCGTAAGCATCGGTATTAAGTTCGGCGCCGACCGGAGACGCGAACGCGATCGGATGTTCCCACACGTAAGCGCCAAAACCCTGCTGGCGGGGAGACACGGATCGACGTCGCTATCGCCTTACAGGCGCTGTCTCTGGGTTGAGCAGCCCTATATCGAGAGCAACGACTGGGTCGACGGGGCGCTCTGGGTCGGCTTCGCCCATTTGGGCGCTAGATTTGTGGCGACAAAGAGGCCCGGGGCGATGTATCTGGCCCGAAAAGACGGGCATTTTGCCAGTCTAAGCACGGCCGATCGGGCTAAAGCGAAGGAACAACTAAAGAGTTTACAGATGGATCCGGAAGAGTTTAAAAATTTGAGACTGAAAGCCAAGCGCCAGGTGCCCGTTATCATCGAGGGACCGCGGCAAGCGGTCCGCCGGGCGCCGGCGGACACGATAAAGAGACCCAGAAGCACCCGCCCGCGAGTCGCGCCGGAGAAAAGGTAGCCGCCAAGGCGAAAGCCAAGAATTAAGAAGGAGGGATTATGTCGGTTGGTAAAAGTCTCTTAACCGCTATTGACTCGGCTATAACAGCATATGGTTCGCTTGCCGCTCGGCTGGCCGGGATACGGGAGGACCAGACAGCATTTTTTAAGCTGCTTGACGACCAGATATATGATGGGCAAGGAACCGTAACGGCATCCGGTGCGGGAGACATGACGGTTGCTGATGGTTCGTTCGCAGCTTTGGCGGTTGATGATTATATTTACATTCCTATCGACTGGTCGGAATATCGAGTCGTCACGAAAATCGACGACTATAACATCACAGTCAATTTGAGCGAACCCACTACGGATTCCGCTTGGAAATGGCGTCGCAGCTCAGTTAAAATAGGGGCAAAATCTTTTGACACTGGCGAGGACACGTATGCGTTAGTGGTGTCGCATTGGGGTAATGTAGCGATAGGGCCAGGAGCAATAGCGGGGTGGCCCGACGAGCCCTGGCCCCAAACTGGGCAATTTTCGTTTGCGGCTGGCAAATCGGCAGTGTCGTATCGTGGTATAGCAATTGGAGACGGTGCATCCGTTTTATCTCCTGGAGGGATCGCCATTGGCGCTCAATGTCAAATCATCTCCGGCGACGGCGTTGCAATTGGTTCTGGGAACAGTGTTTCCGGCCCGGCCAGCGTCGCTTTAGGAACCAACAACACACTCGGATGTTACAATGGGTTAGTTGCAATTGGTTGGGCAAACACCCTGAGCTACGCCTCGGATCACGCATATGGCGAGAATAACATTGTAGGCGGCTATGACGGAATGTGTATTGGCTATGGGAACACAGCAATCGATGGGTTCTCGCTGGCTGTAGGGATGCACGCATCGGCGCTCTCGACAGAGGCAATTGCCATCGGCCGACACACGAATGATGTTGCATACTCAATCGGGTTAGGTTGCGCCGGCGATCTCGCTGACCCTACGGTTTTAGTCACAAACACTGATAGGCTTGGCGTAAGAACGAAAAATCCTACTTCGGCGTTCCATGTTTTGGGGTCGTTTGCAACAGCGATTACTATAATCAGCAATGACGATCATTCGCTTGATGAGACAGAGCAGGCTTTGATTACGACTGTCGCCGATGGTGATAATGTGTATCTGCCCTCTGCCGTGAGCTGCCCTGGGAGAAGGTACACGCTTAAGAAGAATCAAACAACGATTTCTTCATGGGTTGTGTTCCCTGTCGAGGGTCAAACGATTGATGGAGCGGCTTCAAAAACCATTACAGCAGCATACGGTGCTATGGAGCTTATTAGCGATGGGGCTAATTGGCTCATATTAAATCAAATGTAAGGAGACGTAATATGAAGCAGATAGTAATGAGTGTTGAGTATGCTTTTTTAGCTGGCTGGCAAATCCTGAAACAGCGAGATAATTCCGTCCTACTGCGAACAGAAATTCACTCGCAAGACGCCAATAAGCAATTATTGAAGGTGGAAGTCGATAACAAGCTGCTTGTTGAGGCGAGCGATACTCCGCCTACCGATAGGCAGATATTTGCGGCACTTGGTCATCTTTTGCCCACCGAGCGCGAGCGGATAAAGCAAGAAAAGGCCAATTATAAGGAAGCGAACAAATGATAGCTAAAATCGGAGACACCATAACCATCGACCACACTTTCCGCCGCCCAACCGGCGACGCTCCAGCGATAACCGGCACGCCACAATATACCATCCGCAAAGGCGCCGCTGAGGTAGTCGCACCCGCTGACATGGTGGCCGTATCCGGCACGAGGTATACGGCTACTTGGGACACGACCGGGCAATCGGTCGGAGAGTATATTGTCATCGCTACACTGACAGCCGACGGTCTGAGCTGCGAGGAAAAGATTGGCGTGGTTGAAGTGGTTGTTGAACTGAGCAATCTTGACGCTGCAGCGGTGGACGAGCAGCTGTCCGCCACCCACGGCGCCGGTCTGTGGGGCGCGGCCAGCGAGAGCGACACAATCCTAACTCAGGCCACCGAAAACACCGACGGCGACGCGATCGGGATCACGACACCAAACGCGAAGATCACCGCCTATCTGAGAGCAGATGTCAACCGGGCAACGCCAAAGAGGCGCACGACGGCCGAAACCGACGGCGAGTGGAGCCTAGCGGTCGAGCCGGCGGCGGAATATACGCTCATATTTTCAGAAGACGGATACCTCGAGCATCTCGAACAGGTCGACGTCGAGTAAAGGAGCCAAGACATGACGGCTATTTTAACCCCCATCCCAACGGGGGTATTTTTGTGCACACTGGCGCAGGTCAAGGAGCGCTATGGAATCGCCCGGGACGTTGACGACGACCGGATCAACGGTTTTATCGCCAAGGCCACCGAGCGGATCAACAACGAATACTGCCGGGAATTTGTGCCGGGATCCTCCGGCGAGATCCGGACGTTCGACGTTAATAGCCGGATCGTCGATCTCTTCTCTTTTGACCTGCGTGCCGCAGAGACCGTAATCCTGCATCCGGAAGCCGAAGAGCCCGTCACGCTTGTGCAGGGCGCTGATTATGCACTCAGAGCGAACCCGCTCACCGGGACCTACGGGAAGATAAGACTAAGCCAAGTATTAAGCCTGAGCTCAGAATATGCCGCCAACTTCGGCTACGCCCGTCTCGAGGTAACCGGCAATTGGGGCGTCTGGGAATCGACCGCGGAAGTCGCCGAGGACGTAAATGACGCCGCGATCATAACGGTGGGGTCCTGGATCAGCCGCCCGGCGGCACAGATGACCGGTTATCCCGCCGATCTTGGAGTGGGCCAAGCGATCGTACCGACCGCCACCCCGGGCTTCGACATCCCCTTCCAGGCGCATCTGAAACTGCAGCGATATAAAGCTCAAGCCCTGGCGGTGTTTTGATGGTTTCGTCGGTACCGGCCTGCAAGGCCGCGATATTAGCGAGACTCCGCGGTCACGATCGCGACGATTTCACCTCGGAGGCCGAAGGACTGGCCGGCGTCCAGGTCTCCTGGGGATCCCCGCATCCGAAGGACCAGCAACGAGAACTGATATACATCGGCGCCGCCAAGGGCGTCGCACGCGTATATACCGCCGGCCTAGCCCGGGCGAACGAATTCTACCAGCTCGAGATCATTATCGACGTCCTGGACTCGAGCCAGCGATCACAGCAGGAGCTTCTAACCCGGGCATACGAGCTTATGGCGATCGTGGAGGCCTCGATCGTTGCCTGGGCGCATGAGGACAACCCCTTCGACGGGGCGGTGAACATCATGACGGTCGGGCCGTTGACCGACAACGAGATCATCCCGGAAGAAAACACACAAGTGCGGGTCGCCTCGATCACCTGCGAGCTCAACGTCAAGGCGCGGATCAGCTAATGGCAAGATCGGACGCCAATGTAGAGATCAAGGGCCTAAAAGAGCTCAAGCGCAACCTGAAAAACGAAGACAAGATCATAAAGCAGGGCATCAAGGCGCGGATTAAGACCGTCGGTGAAATTGTGGCGGTCAAAGCCCGGAGTAATGCCGAGGCCCTGCGCTTAAGAAAATCCGGCAAGATGATCGCCTCGATTAAGGCCCGGTCGACGCTAGTGAAGGCCTCGGTGGTGGTCAGCGCCAAAAAGAAAAGCAAGAAATACCCTGCAGGTTACAACTACGCCAAACGCAACGAGTTCGACCCGAAGCGAAAGAAGGCTTTTTTATACCCGGCATTCGCGGCCAAGAAAGACGAGGCCGTCGCCGAGATGGCGAAGATATTAGACGAGGTAGGGGCGGAATTTTCCAAGAAATAGGGAGGAAATTATCATGGCAAACGAATTAGGAGCCAAACACTGGCTGGGCATGGAGCCGCAAATAACGCCCGGCGTGGCGGAAGACGAGGTGACGAACTTCCTCTCGACCACCGGGGTCACGGCAAACGATAACCCGAATCATATCGAGAGAAAAACGCATCAGGGGACCGGCAGATTTTTGCCCGATCGAAAAGGCACGATCAAGCCGGACGGCAAAGCGACGATCGAGCTGATGGCCAGCCAGCCGCATCCGCTGCTTTATGCCCTCGGCGCGATCGAGACGACCGAGCCGTCGCCCGGCATTTTTCTGCACACCATCACCCAAGCCGACGATCCGGTCAATCTAACGATCGAGGCGAACCGGGTCTACGATTTTTGTAAGCAGCGGGATGCGAAGATCGACAAGTTCAAGATTCACGGCCAGGGCGGAGAACAAGCGTTTGTCGACCTCGAGTGGTTGGCGCTCGGCCATGAAAACGATGCGACATTGCTGAGCGATCCACAGCCGGAAGATTTCCTCGACGATCTCTTAACGATGCTCGCGGGCGCGATCACTCTCGATGGCGATCCGAACAACGACATCACGCAAATCGAGATCGACTACGACGGCCAGCTCGAGGCGCCCCAAGTAATCGAGGATGCGGAAGGATCCCCCAACCGGATCCGCCGCAAATCAATCCCGACGATCAAGGCCAAGCTCAAATTCCTTGATCTCGTCAAAGCGGAGCAGGCAAAGAGGACCAGCGCCGGGCCGTTCGATCTGGTCCTTTACGTCCAGGGCGACTTGATAAGCACCATTTATTACAACTTTTTGCGCGTGACCCTCACCGACTGCCAGTATGTCGGCGGCCTCGATTCAGAGGTGGGCGAGGACGTAGTCACAGCCGATGCCGATCTCAAGGCGACCGGGATCACGATCGAGGCCCAGAACGAGATCGAGGATATCAATGGGCCGGGCCTTTCATGAGGGCGTTGGGAGAAAAAGAATTTACCGATGTGAGCGGTGACAAATTGATTTTGAAATCCTATCCATCGGTCCGCGCCGTCATTGCCTGCGAAAAGTTAGAGCATGAGGATTTTAAGGCGCAGCGGGAAGCGGCTATTGAAGAGTTCGAGATCATGAAAAAGCTCGGGACAATTACCGATAAAATTATTGAGGAGATAGACGAAAACTCCCCGGAAGTTAAGGCAGCACAAAAAGCAGCAGCGGAAAGCGTCTCACAATCTCCGGCGGTAAAAAGGTTCCGGCTCGAAGCATTGGCCGTCAAATTAACGAAGGGCAATGAATCGTTCGGCGGCAAGGCTATTCTTGAAGAATACGACAAAGCCCATCCGCAAGATGCCGTCTGGATCGACGCTCAGGTCAAGGAAGTATGGGAGGCGGCCATCCCGAGTGAGGCCGAAAAAAACAGCGAAGGCGCTGATGACAAAATGCCTGAACGCAAAACCATCAGCGCCACCCCTGAACAGCCTCAACCAGCATCAGAAAATAGCTGAGAAAATAGCGCTGTACAGTTTTTGTAAAGATATGGGGTGTTTGCCTAATCTCGGCGCGGCGCTCGATCAAAACATTGACGACTATATTTATTTTCAGAGTTTCGCGGCAGCGATAGCGGAGAAAAACCAGTGGCAATAAACGAAAAGGTTCTATCTATCGTCATACAGGCCAAGAACATGACGGCCGGGGGAGTCAAGGGCGCCAGCGACAGCATGGGCGGGATTTCCAAGGGCGCGGCGGTTGGGGGTGCGGCTCTAACTGCTTTCGGTGTGGCCGGGGCGGCCGCGCTCAACAAAACCGCCAATAGCGCTGTGAGTTTTGGCAAGGAAGCCATCCAAATGCAGCGAATTACCGGCGCAAACGCAAAAACCAGTTCTACTTTTGCCGCCATTCTTGGCCGCGTTGGGATCGAAGGTTCATCGGCCGCCCGAATGGTCGGTAATCTTTCAAAACTCATTAAGAACGACACTGAAACGGTCAAAGTCAATAGTTCGGCGCTCAAGGCAAAAATCGCGGGCTTGGCAGCTCACAAAACGGCGCTAATGGGCCAGATGTCCAGCATGAAATTACATGGCACGCTGACAAAAGATGCGGAAATCAAAATCAAAGAGCAGATAATCGCGATCAATAACCAGGTCGCGACGCTACACACCAGTTCCGCCGCTCAAAGTGGCCTCACAAAAACTGTTATGAGCAGCAAAAATGTGCTTCTGCAATATGGCATCGCCACCCGCGATCAAAACGGGCATTATCGCAACCAGCTCGATGTCATGATGGACGTCGCCGAGAAATACAAGACGATGAAAAATAGGACAGAGGCCTCGGCTCTAGCATCAAAAATTTTCGGCAAGCAATTTAAGGATATGTTGCCGCTGCTCGCGGGAGGAAAAGAAGGATTCACGAAACTTATTGCAAAGGTTCAGGAGATGGGCCTTGCTCTGACACAAGATAACTTGGACGCTGTTAAGCGCTACGGGTCAGCCGTCAAGGACAACGAGATGGCGCAAAAGGGACTTGAGGTGCAGATGGGCTTATCTATCCTGCCGATCAAGACAATGATCGCCGAGGGCCTCATGAAGGCGTTCGCATGGTTTAATAAGCTCTCGCCGGCAATGAAAGGTGTTATAAAAACTATTACATTGCTGGTAGTTGGTTTTGCTCTTATCGGTGGTCCAATAACGACTTTAATAGGCCTTATCGGCGGAGGCGTTGCCGCATTTGGTTTCTTGGGTCCAGCCGCAACCATCGCTTGGGCTGCCGTATCTGGGCCGATATTGCCAATCATCGCCGCCATTGCGCTGGTGGCGTTCGGAGTTTATGAGATTATTAAACATTGGTCCGGAATTAAAAAGTTCTTTTCGGGCCTCTGGAAAAGCGTCAAAGCCGGGGTGATTGCCGGCTATCATGCCGTGGTCGATTGGCTTAAAAAGAACGCCCTGAATCTTGCCACCGCGCTCATCCCGGGCCTGCTTTTGGTCCGCTTATTATTCGCCGTCAATTGGAAGAAAGTCGGCGAGAGCGTGAAGGACGGCCTAAGCGCCGCCGGCCGCTGGATAGTCCAGTGGGTCGGTAAGATCGGCGGCTGGTTTATCTCGCTGCCCGGCAAATTACAGGATATCGGCATGGGTCTGGGTAAGAGCATCGCCACCGGGATCTGGAACGGCCTCAAGGCAATGGGCACATGGCTATATAATACCGTTTGGGGCTGGATTAAATCCGTGATTCCCGGGCCCATCAAAAAAGCGCTGGGCATCGCCAGCCCGTCGGCGCTCATGCATTTGTATGGCCGCATGGCCGCAGCCGGAATGGGCGGCGGAGTGATCGCCGGGACGGATGGCGTCAAAAAAGCCGCGCTCGGCCTCGCGACGGCCGTGACAACCGGAGCTCGGGTCGCGCTGCAGGCGCCCGGGTATTCCGTCGGCGCCGCTTCTTTTGCCGACGCCGGCCCGATCAGATCGACTATGCCGATCGGCGGTAGCGGCGCCGGGAAACAAGAGATACATCTTTACCTTGACGGCAAAGAGATGACCCGCGCCATCGTTAAGCAAACGACACAATCCCGGCGTAGTGGTGTGCGCTAATGGCCGACGAGAAACTGAGGATTTACAAGCATGGATCGGTATCCTACAACGACGTCACCAGCGCCACTGTCGGCGGTTTTTCCGATCTCATAATAACAAAGGTCCGCAACGCGCCGGGGTCCCTTGAATTCACCCTGCGGGCGACCACCGCCGCTATCGTCGCCGGCTGGCTGGACGAAGCCAGCACCATCGAGGTCTGGATGGATGGCAGCAAAAAAGACGTCTATATCGTTGACGATTACACGATCGACTGGTCCGTCTTGGAGTGCCGGGTGAAATGCGTCGGCCTTCTGATTTTGGGCCGAGACGTGAAATACACCGGCGCCTTCACCGGCGTGAGCGCAAAATCGGCGCTGCAGACCTTAATCGGCCAAGTCTCGCGCTGGGCCTGGGACGCGGCGGCGGTCGCAACCGGGCCAACGATCGACAATATCAACTACGAAGACAAAAATGTCGACGAAGCGATCCAAGAGATATGCCTGCTCACCGGCTTTAACTTTTGGTTCTCGACCGATTATAAATTTCACGCCGGGGCAACTCCGACAGCGATCGATCAGACGTTTGAGCTCAACGCGAACTGCCGGGATTTCACCACGACCTACACCGCCCGCGACATTATCAATCAAGTCATCCTGACAACCGCCGCCGGAATTTTTACCTATAACGACACCGACAGCCAAGAGGCCTACGGGATCAAGTCGCAAAAAATATCTAAGTCGTGGATCGCCAGCGAGACCCAAGCCGCCAACTATGCCTATAAAATCCTGGCATATTCCGCATTTCCGAAGCAAGAAATAGGGGCCACGGTCGACTATGACGCGGGCATCGCAGTCGGGCAGGCAGCGGAAATAACCGGTCTGGCGGACGGCCGTACTTATGAGGCCCTGATCCAGCAAGCCAGGTGGGGCCCGGGCGATCTCACGATGGAGATTCTTATGGGCGCGGCGCCCTTATCTTTAGCTGAAGGCATCGACCCGGCGCCGGCCACGGATCCTCCGGGGACTCCGGACGAACCGCCATCTGATCCGCCGGATGAATTCCCCCCGGACCTGCCGCCGGATTCGGTGACCGAAGATGAGATAGCGCCGGACGCGGTCGGGCCGGACCAGCTCCAAGATGACGCAGTCGGAACCGATGAATTACAGGACGATGCGGTCACGCCGGATAAAGCCAGCGACGATCTCAAGCGCCGGGTCATGATTTGGTATGTCGCCGGAGATGCAGCCGAGGACACGAACGTCTCCGCCGAATTTGAGGTGCCGCAGGGCTTCACGATATTGGCCGCAATTGCTCACTGCAAGACCGCCCCGGACGGCGCCGCCATATTGATAGATATTAATGTCGATGGGTCCTCGGTTTGGAATGATCCGGACAATCGCCTGGCGATCGCCGATGGCGAAACAAGCGGGACCCAGGCTACGATAGGAAATGACGCTGTCTCGAGCGGATCCGTCCTAACCGTCGACATCGACCAAGTCGGCAGCGGGACCGCTGGTGCGGATTTAACGATCGAGCTAACGATGGTGCCAGTATGAGCGTGATCGATTATGACCCCGCTAATAGTTGGGCTATTGGACATACAACCGGATGGACAGGCACCTGGCCGGAAGTGCGATCGACCCCGGCCGATTGGGCTTTTAACGGCGCAAGCGAAGGCGATCTCGCCGTATTCGGTTTAAATTATTTTTGGGGCCGATGGATCCTAGCCCGCTGGCATGCGTTCTTTGATATTCCAGACCTGACGATGCCAAGCGGAGCCCGGATTGAAGTTAAAGCCAATATTCTCGATGGAGATGCCCATGGTGATAGTTTAGTTTTCGCGAAAAGCACGGCGGCGCTCCCACCCACAGGCTTAACGGTTGATGATTACTCGGCATACGAGGCCACAGAATTAGCCGATAGGATCCCGCTCGCTAATTTTGGCACGGACAACTGGATAAGCACCAACCTGAATGCGGCCGGCCTGGAACATTTTACTACTAATGGCTGGGCAGCTTTTTGCTTAATGCTCGCCGCCGATTTCGATAACGAAGAACCGGGCGCCATGGGTAATTCCTGGATGGACCAGATAGAGAACGGCCTGGACGGAAGTTCGATAAACATAGACCTCCGGCTCGTGATCCCATCAGCGGCACCCGCCGGATTCGCGCATTTTTTCTAAACCACCAGAAGGGATAAACATAGTGGAGCCAAAAAGCATCCAAGATATACTCGACCGGATAGACCAGCTCGAGCAAAAAAATGTGGAGCGCCAAGCCGATTACGAACTAAAAAATCTCGAGCAGCACAACGCCCTCGGGAAATCTATCGACGAAGTACGGGACACGATCGACCCCATGCTGGCGGAGCGCCTCGAAAAACGGTTGGCCTTTAAGCTCGCTACGAATCTCGGGCGCGGGATACTCTATCTCTCCGGGGCAATAATTACCATTTGGGGCGCAGTAAGAGCCGTAATTGAGCTCCGCCGGATTTTCTAAACCCGCAGGTAAACGGATTATTGTAAGCCATTCTAAGCGCTGAAACCGCATAAGGTAATAGGGTAGCCCTCGGAAATCCGGGGGCTTTTTCGATTGGAGGCAATTTATGACATTCAGAACAGTTATCCTGGCGGCGGGACACGGCGGCGGCGACCCGGGCGCTACATTCGGCACAGAAACCGAAGCGGCCGACGCGATCGCGATCGTCAACGCCTGCGCGGCCGTCCTCATCCCCGCCGGCGTGCCAACCGCGGTCGTCCCGCATAGCGATAATCTGATCGACGAAGTGAGGTGGGTAAACCAGCGCCACCCCGGGCCGGATTGCCTGGCCCTCGAGATACACAAGAATGCCGGATCCACCAGCGCCCGGCGCATCGAGGCCTACTATGCGCTCGGGAACACCGCCCGGCAAAAGCAGGCCTCAGATTTGGCGGCCCTACTCAGCGCGGAAACCGGTCTGCCGGGTCTAGCGAAGAACGACACGACCACGCGCTGGAAATCGCTCTGGTGGTGCCGCGGCGTCATGGCGCCGTCGATCCTGCTGGAAATGGATTTTATCGAGCAGCCCGATAACCAAGATGAGCGCGGCCGGCAGCTGGCGCGGGCAATTCTCAGATTGCGCGGCAACGTCGTGCCGCCGGCGCCGCAACCGGAGACCGCCACCCGTCCGACTTTGAGGCGCGGGGCAACAGGCAAAGACGTCTCCGCCCTGCAGGTCCGCCTAAATGTTCATCACGTGACGGTCGTGGTCGACGGCCAGTTCGGCCCGGCGACAGAAACCGGGGTTAAGCATTTCCAGGCCGCCCGGCGAGCCCAGGGCGTCAAAGTCAATGGGCTGCCGATCGAAGTCGACGGAGTCGTCGGCCCGGCGACATGGAGCCTTTTACTGCAGCCGGCGGGGAGATAAGCGATGAACAAATTAACCTCCCGTAAATTCTGGTTTGCCGTGGCCGGCTGCGCCTATTTTGTGGCCATAAGCCAGCCCGATAAAGTCTTCTGGATCGTCACCGCCTACCTTGGCTCCAACGCGATCAGCCACCTCGGCAGTTCGCCGACAAACTAAAAACCACAGCACCGCCGCCGCCCAAAAAGCCCGCTCCCTTAATCGGGGACGGGCTTTTTCGCGTTTCAGGCCAGCGTCAGCTCGGCATGAGTCTTATTTAGCCGTGGCTTGAGTTTGCGAATCCACGATTGCTCGATCTTATTGAGATCAGCTTGCGCTACCGGTAAGTAAAGAATCCGGTCGAACTCTTTTTTGTCGCGCCGATGTCCGACGATGCGCGAAAGTAGATTTATTGATTGGCCGACGTAAATGACCTCAAGACCATCTAAGAGAAAGTAGATACAGGGCGGCCAGGACATCGGGACTTCAAACTCTAATATCTGATCGCCGATAGTGATCAGCTCCACGGGAAAACCATATTTTGGTCTCTGTCGCTGCGGTCGATTTCGGTTCACGGCCCCCATAGCGGACCTAAGCATTATCTCGGCAATCTTCTTGTCGGCCCCCGCCGCTTTCCATATCTGTTTGCCGTTCCAGCGATAAACAATATAGTAATTATTGCCCCTCTGAACGATCGAACCTTTTGCCATAAAGCTGCCCCTTGAATAGGTTTCACTTGATTATAGCAAAAGCGTTAGACGTTGTTAGAGATATCAGCTAGAAATTCCACTAGAAAATTATTGCCCGCGCCCCGTGCCCCCAGCGGAATTCGAATCCGCGCCGCCGCCTTGAAAGTGTTGTGCCTATACTTTCTTGACCAGCGCGTTTATCGTTGACCTGCTTTTCCGTTTTTTCTTATTTGTCTTATTTGTCTTATTATTGCGGGCTGCTAGAAAATACTAGAAAATTAGGGGTGAAGAATCCGGTCGGCGACTTCCCGGACCGCCCGCGCTTTATCGGCTTTTAGGGCATGGCCATAAGTGTTGAGCGTCATATCGAGAGTCTTATGCCGCACCTGATCCTGAACGACCTTTAGATTAGCTCCAGTTGAAAGCATGATCGAGTTAAAACTGTGCCGAAGGCTATGGAAGGTGACCTCGCGCAAGCCCGCGCCTCTTAGAGCCTTCTTAAATACCCATTTATAAACGCCGGTCCGGTCGTAGGGCTTGCCGTCCCGGTGAACGAAGATAAGGTCGTCTGGCGTGATAATGTGCTCTTGAGTCTTAAGAGCCGCCGTAACCTCAGTCGGCACCTCGACTAGAGCGATGGTATTTGTCTTATTCGAGAGTACCTTCCCGCGAAAAAGACTGGCGCCGAAGCGTATCTCGTCGGTCTTCCAGTTGATGTCGCTCCATTTAAGCGCCAAGAGTTCGCTGATCCGCGCGCCGGTGAAGACGGCGACCATCAGGAATGGATACCATTTCGGTACATTGATTTGTATATGATCTAAAAGGATACCGATATCTTCCGGCCGCAGGAAATCCTTGTCTTTCTTTTCGACCGTCAATCGCTTGAGATATTCCGCTGGATCATCAATGATCTGTTTATAGCGCCGCGCCCGCTTAAAGATGATTTTGGCTACGACAATAATCTTATTGACCGTGGCAGGCGCAAGCCCGGCCCTGATCTTATCGTCGATTAGGCATTCAAGTGTCGGCAATGTAATCCTGGATAATTTTAAGGGACCCAATATCGGCGACAGATGCAGGTCGACGATGCTTTGGTAACGCTCAAAAGTGGAGGGCTTTACCCGGAGTTGGGCGCTTTCCAGATATTCTTGCGCGAAGTCGGAAAAGTTAATATTTTCATTTATGATATCACGGCCGAGCATTCGGCTTAATCGCGCCTGAGCTTCGCGCCGATTCTGGCTCCCACTCCCTTTAACAAACACCTGTTTGCCGTCTTGGCGCAAGACGACATACCAGCGAATACCGCTTTTTAATTTCTTGAATTGGACAGAGCCGGTCGTCATTGTTTCAAAACGTCATGCTCATAATAACTGCCGTGGTCTGTTCCCACTACTAGGCTCGGAAAATCATCTGGATTAAAGTTATCCCATTGGATTTTATCCCAGGTCGGCTCGTCTATTACGTAATTTAAGACAAGTTCGTCTTTCTTTTTCCCAAATTTATCAACGAGCGGTAGGTGAAACGCGAAGCCGATCTGGTAGAGGTCCGAGTTGAGCTCAGAGATGGGCTGAAGGATATCCTTAATATTTCCAAGGATGCCATATTTAGTGAGATCTCCGCTTGTATTTTCATCAGCGTTTAATTCGATCGTTGCATTGTATTTATTTTTGGCGGCCGCGGGCCAATCGGCGGGATCGTTTGTTAGGATGACGACTGATACGATTCTTTTCTTATTGCTATCATTAACGAGGGTCTCGCCAAGTTTGTCTGTAATAATATTCTCGACGGTTGTCGTTAGGTCTTGCTTGGCTCCGACCTGTTTGATTGTCGCCTTTTCTCCCGAAGGCCCGGAAATAGTTATGACAATCACGACTAAAACAAAAAACACCACGGCACCGATAAGCAATTTTTTAATCACCATTTCCTCACTTTCTTTTTAGACAACCCATCCTAGCATTTTTTGCAACTCATATACCCGGCCTTCCGCGCCGCCTTTTTTGATTTAAAGTAGACCCGATTGGCCTTTTTGGTTTGTTTGATATATTGCCGACAGGCAGCATGCGTCGAATCGTGCAGTTTCTTGGTTTGTTTGCTACCGACAAATCTAGTTCCAGCCTCAGCAGGCGTCCCCACAAGCAAAACGATCGTCAGGGCCAGGATAAATAAACGCTTCATTATCTTTTCTCCTTTTCTCTTATTAATGCCTTCAGGTGTTCGATTGTTTGTCGGCTTATCGTTATTGAGGGATCAATCAGATATTTAATGAGCGTTAAGTGTCTCGCTTTTTTTTTGCTCAGGTTCAACCTCGCGGGTTAATCTGATTATGGCCTTTTCTTTATCGGTCAAAGGCTTACCGTCCAAGATTGTTTCATCTCTAAAATCTATATCCTTAAGGTATCCGGCCAACTCCATTAAGCGTCGATAATTTGTTCCGAGGGCGGGCGCTAACTTCCGAAGAATTTCCGGGCTAACGCTTTTAACTTGGCCTAATTCGATTTGAACAATATATGCGTCCGAAACCTTTGTATAGTTACTAAGCGCCCTTTTGCTTAAATTCTTGGCTTCTCGGAGACGCCTTATCTCTTTTCTTAACTGCTCCATAATGTCATTATCGGCTGTTCGCGCTAACAATAGTGAATTATTTAAATAAAATGCTTGACAGGCTTAGCGGAGGGGATATATGCTAAGTGCGGTTAGCGGAAAGGCATTCATGAAAATCAAGATAAAAATTGAGGCCCTCAAGACAATAAGAATTTTATCGGGCTCAAGCCAACTGGAAATAGCTAAAAAAGCTGGCATATCAAGCGGCTTCTACAGCCAGATTGAGAATGACATCAGGAGTCCAAGCCCGCAAGTGGCGAAGAAGCTTTGTCAAATATATAAAGTCAGGTTCGATGATATATTTTTTATTGAGAAGACTAAGGCTAGTTAGGCCAAGCGGAGCGCCTGAGCGATCACACGACGCCAGGATTCCAGAGAAACGGATACGGGATGAAGGATAGAGCCAAACATACGGAGCAAACGCTTAAAAGCGCCCAGAGCGCTTCCCTTCTCAATTCCCGCCACGTTCGGCAAATTCTGGACTGCTCCTCTTCGACTTTAACCCGGCTCAACGAGCGCGGGCTTTTACCATTTAAATATTTCCCGGGTCTCGGCCGCCGCTGGCAACCGGAAGACGTCCAGCGGTATTTGAGCGAGCTCGGCATATGAAATTCAACTTAGACCTCGTCGCCGGGAGCTCGATGGGTATCGGTGTCCCGGCAGCGCTACACAGCCAGCCTAGCGCTACCACGGCGGGGTCTTTGATCTTTTTAAGACCACAGGCGGGGAGGTGAAACATGACAGAGAAAATAAAAAAAGATCAATTGACTTTCGACTTTGAGGACGGATGCGGTCCTGTTCCAGCTCATCGACACGCCAATGGAGGTGGCTGGGTTGCGGATACGGCCCAAGTAGATGACAGCGCTTTTATCAACGGCGAGGCGTGGGTGTTCGACAAGGCGTGGGTGTCCGGCGAGGCGCGGGTGTTCGGCGAGGCGCGGGTGTTCGGCGAGGCGCGGGTGTCCGGCGAGGCGTGGGTGTTCGGCGAGGCGCGGGTGTTCGGCGAGGCGCGGGTGTTCGGCGAGGCGCGGGTGTTCGGCGAGGCGCGGGTGTTCGGCGAGGCGCGGGTGTCCGGCGAGGCGCGGGTGTCCGGCGAGGCGCGGGTGTCGAAGAACATCATCACAGTCTGCGGTCTTCGATATTTTGTCACGATTACAGACACACATCTATCCGCAGGCTGCGAGTGCCACAGCTTCGCAGACTGGCGCAACTTTACCCAGGCCCGAATCAAAAAAATGGACGGCAAAAATGCCACAGAGTTTTATCCGATGCTGCTTAGGCTTTTGGACTGCTTTGAAAATGAAATGAGGGAGGTGAAAACATGAATCAGCAAGAGATTCTGCGCCAAACAATGTTTTGGTTCGGATCGGCCCGAAACGATCGGATTATGGGCCTGGCTTCATTGGCGATCTACATCGCCCTGATAGCCCTATTTCTCACCGCCGAGCATTTCTGGCCACAAATCGAAAGAGGACTGGAAATAGCGGTCCGGTGGTTTTGGGCTGCAGGCGCGGCGCCGGTCGTCGGGATTTCGACCCGAAGCGTGAATGAAATATTTAAACACTACGGCACAAAACGTGCCAAGAAGGGAGGCGGATTAATTGAGAAAGCGAGGACCACAGGCAGGGACGCCTAATGCGCGACACGGCGGCCTATCGGTAAGCGCCAAGTACGGCTCGGAATTCTTCGCGAAGATCGGCAGCAAAGGCGGCCGAGCGGTCCGGGATAAATACGGCCCGGAGTTCTTCGAGGTAATCGGCAAGAAGGGCGGCAATGCGACCAAGGCCCGTCATGGCGTCAAGTATTTTGAGACGATCGGGAAAATCGGTGGCCGCAAAAAGAAAGACGCCCCGTAAGGCGTCCTCCAACCAAGAAAAGAGTAGCAGAGATATGAAACAAGCGCAAGAGTTCAGCCACTCCGGCGCCGCGAGAGAAGCGGCGGTCATGAAAATATTCTGGAAGCGCGGATCCGGCACGATCGCGGATATTTCAAGCAGCGTCGGATGGCCCGCGGCGACGATCATCGGAGTGTTGGTAGCCAAGGGACACCTGGCGGTCAGCTTAGACTTTCCCGGGATATACGCGCCATGCGTCACACGCAAAGAGATCGAAGCGAGGATCCCGGCGTGAAGATAGACGGGGCTGACTTCGCACCAGCAAGGCAAATCGTCGTCGATCGAAAATACAAGGGTCATATATCGTTAAAAGATTATCGCGTTCTTCTTGACACCCTCACGGCCGCCCAAACCGAAATAGAGCAACTGCGAGCCGAAAATGCGGAGCTACGTCAAACGGCCAACGCGCTTCCTCAGAGCATCCAGGAGGCGCTTAATTCCGGCGATGGGGTGTATCGACCATGACGGTGATCAACCGCATCGCCTTTAACCGCTGCCGATATGTGGTGGCGCCAGCATTCTGCCTCGAGGCCTTCTGCCGAGCCCGATCCATCCCGATCGGCTGGATCCGCGAGAAGCGCGGCAAGCATTATCTACGGCTTTGGGGCCAATGGAAAACGAGGGGGAAGTGAGCCAACCGGATTGCTTTGGCCGCTACGGCTACGGCAACGGCTGGGAGCTCGGCTACAAATGGAACGGCAGCAAAGAGACCCCGGCGCCGTGCACAAAATGCGGCGACTATGACGCCTGCTGGACCGAACACCGGCGCCGAGTAAAAGAGAACTCGGCGACCTGGCAGCCATACGAACACATTGTCCGGGATTTCATGGCCGTGCTCGGCAACAACAACCGCAAGGGCCTCTCAAACAAAAGCGGCGACGGGCTGGAAACGGCGGTCAAGAGATATCCGACTCCGACCGTCATGGACGCGGCCGGGTTTTGCGGCAAGCCGGACAAGGGGCGGACGGGACCAAACAGCGGCCGGACCCTAACCGGCAAAGTGCTGGAAATGGAGGGCCTGGGCCCACACGCAAAACCGTGGCCGACGCCAACGGCGAGGGACGCGACGGCCGGCGCACGACAACCGGACGGAAAGCGGGGCCTATCCCTGGTCGAGTGCGCCGCAGCGGGCGGGCAAAGGATGTGGCCGACGCCGAAAGCGTCCATGAGCGGCCCGGATTATGCCCGGGTGAATCGCCCAAACAGCGGCGGAGACGATCTCGCGACAGCGGTAGCCCGAGAGGAAACACGGCTATGGGCGACACCGTGCGCGTCCGATGGAAAGCGCGGCCACAACACGAAAACGGGATCGAGCCTACCCAGACAGGTCAGACAGGCGGAGGGAGCTGGTGGGCAGCTGAACCCGAACTGGGTCGAGTGGCTTATGGGGTGGCCGATCGGGTGGACCGAATCCGGGCCCTTGGAAATGGCCAGGTTCCGGGAGTGGTTAGAGCTGCATGGTTATTACTTGGAGGCGACGGATGAAAGCCCTTAGCGTCAAACAGCCCTGGGCCACGATGGAGGCCCTCGGCATCAAACCCCTGGAGATCCGCAGCCGCCGGACCAATTACCGGGGCCCGGTGATGATTTGCAGCAGCCAGACCGAGGAACGAGACATCGAGCGCTTAAGATTCGGATTCGCAAATACGGTGCGGGCCTTGCCGGCATGGAGAAGTCTGCCGGACGAGCGCCTACCGCTCGGACAAGCCATCTGCGTAGTCGACCTGATCGACATCCGGCCGATGACGCCGGAGGACGAGATGCAAGCCTGGGTGCGATACCAGGAGGGGCTGTGGGCCTGGATATTTGAGAATCCACGGCCGCTCAAACCATTCCCAGTAAAGGGGCGGCTGGGGCTGTGGAGTTATCGCGGCGGATGTCGGAATTGTGACAAAGGTTGTGAGTGGGCCATCAGCGGCCCGATGAGAGACGCTAAAACATTAGGCGACGGCTTATGTTGGCGTCCCGCCGACTCTCTTTTTTTGACCGAAAACCAAGCCCAAGGAGGCCAGGCCGGATGAATGATTTTCAATACGTAAGAAGCGGCTATGGCGTGCCGGCTGAATATGGAAGGCGCGTCATTATTGGCGATAAGCCGGGAATCATTGTCGCTGATCGAGGTCATTACATCGGGGTGAATTTTGACTCGGATAGACCCGGCGTAATCAGAAACGCTCATCCGACCAGCGAGGTTAAATACGGCGAAATAGGGACGATCAGAAAAATGACGTCGGCGCAGAAGCGCTATCAAGAATATCTTGAGGTTGCCGAGTGCTTCGATGGCTTTGGTCACTGGCTGAAATATAAGCAGTGGCAAACACGAGAGACGGAGGCGATCGATTGAAGCTCGAGACCGTCACCCAGGGCCACGTAAAGCTATTTCTGAAGGATTGGGCGTCCAACCAGGTCGCCGAGATGCGCGAGCTCGGGATCGTCTGCGTCGACTGCGACCATGGCCTTTTATTACTCGGATATAAGGATCGGATTCATTGCAAGCGCCGGCGCCGGTCGATCAGGGCGCGGAAACAATGCAAGGGGCGGGAAACCTAGTTGACAAACATGGAGGGGCAAATAGATGGCTGAGTACGGCAAGCTCTACAAAAAATTCTGGATCAACCATAAAGAGCTGACCGACGACTCTAAGCTCCTTTTTCATTATCTGATTTCCAATGAACACGCGAACATCGTGGGTATCTATCGGATTCCCCTGGCTTATATATCCGAAGACCTGGGATGGACAATTCAAAAGGTCGTCACCGCGATGGAGGCCTTAGGATCCTTGGCTGAATATGACCAGCAATCCAAGGTTTTATTTCTTCGATCCTGGTTTGAATATAATCCGCTTTCAAGCGCCAACCACATCAAGCGAGCGCGAGCGGAACTTGAAGAGTTGCCCGACACCTATTTATTTCCGCATTTTTACGAAGTTCTAAAGACCTACGAAGGACTTCATCACGACCTTGCTAACGCCGTTCGAACGGCGTTTGAACGGCGTTTGAACTCTGGAACTGGAACTGGAACTGGAACTGGAACTGGAACTGGAACTGGAAC